GAAACAGTCATAGATTATATCAAAGGTGTTATCAAGTCAGTTGATAATCGTGGTTGGGATATAAAAAATGCGATTGAGTGGAGAAAATTTGAAGCAGGAGTAACATACTAATGGTATATGATATATACGATAATGTATTAGATGAAGATACAGCAAAATTAATTGATACAGAAATGAAAAATATGACATGGAAGTATGATTATAATTCTAAAAGAGGTGAAGTGAATAAACATTGGCACACTCTTTGTGGACATGAAACTATAGAAGAACCTTACACTTTTATCAATCATATATGGGATATTGCTAAAAACAAATATGATTTTGAAAATAAATACAAAGTTACACAATTTAAAAGAGTATATTGTAATGCACATACTCATGGAATAGAACCACATTTACACCAAGATGATGGCGATTTTACAATGATATATTATCCTATACTTGATTGGGAGCCAGAGTGGTTAGGTGGAACTGCACTTTGGAATAACCAAAGAACCGAAATAGAAAAGTATGTAAATTATATTGGAAATCGTCTATTTGTTTTTGATGCAAAACTGCCTCATCAAGCTATGTCAGTTTCAAGACAATGTTATAGATTGAGAACTTGTATTGTTTTTAAAACATTTAGAAGTGATGCAAATGCTCAAAGATTGGATTTTTATAAAACATGAACTATTCAGTAACAAACTTTCCAAATGATTTGATACAAGACATATTGAGAAATAAAGAAGACACCTTGACAAAAGGAAATATAAATGATAAAAGTGGGTTGACAAAAAGAAATTCTAGTGTATCATGGATAAAAGATGTAGAAATTTGTCAAAGAGTATTTGGTATAATGAAGAAAAGAGTTCAAGAATTTTCATCATTGTATATTGATAATATAGAACCACTACAATATTCTGAATATGATACAACTCAAGAATATGGTTGGCATCAAGACGTAAATAATACTCCATATCCAGATGGTAGAGTAAGGAAGATATCCTTTTCTATATTTTTAAATAATAATTTTGATGGTGGAGAGTTTGATTTAGAAATATATGGGCCTGATGCAAAACCAAGATACATATCAGAGTGGAAACGAAGTAATGAAAATTGTATTTTATTTCATTCAGATATGTGGCATAGAGTAAGACCAGTAAAAAAAGGTATTAGAAAAAGTATAGTTGGGTGGTTGTTAGGCCCAAAGGTTAGATAATGAAAATTTCAAAAGTGAATGAGGTTTACTTAGAGGTAGAAGTAGACGAAGATATTTCTAGAGAATTATCTGATTACTTTACTTTTGAAGTACCAGGCGCAAAGTTTATGCCACAGTTTAGAAATCGTATGTGGGATGGAAAGATAAGATTATTCTCTCCACATAATGGTAGAATATATGTAGGATTATTACCTTACATAAAAGAGTATTGTTCAAAAAAGTCAATTGAATATATAATGGAAAAAGGAGTAGAAAATGACAGGAATGTTATTCGTGAGAGCGTTAGAGATTTCGCAGAGTCCTTACGACCACAAAGTAGAGGTAAACCTATACAATTTCGTGACTACCAAATTGATGCCATCTGGCACGCTATACGGACAAATCGCTGTCTTCTTTTATCTCCTACTGCTTCAGGCAAGTCATTAATAATATACACACTTGTTCGTTATTATCATTTAATGAATCTAAAGACATTGATACTTGTACCTACTACATCACTAGTTGAACAAATGTATTCTGATTTTATTGATTATGGGTGGGAGGACAAAAATCTTCACAGAGTATATGCTGGTATGGATAAAGGTTCTAAAAAACCTGTAGTGATATCAACATGGCAATCTATTTACAAACTACATAGACCTTACTTTGCACAATATGGTTGCATCATAGGAGATGAAGCTCATCTATTCAAAGCAAAGTCACTTACAGATATAATGGCTAAATCAGGAGAGGTTAAATACAGGTTCGGTTTAACTGGTACTTTAGATGGTACTCAAACACATAGGCTAGTACTTGAGGGCTTATTCGGTCAAGTTAAGAAGATTATCACAACGAAGGAGTTAATCGACAGGGGAACTCTTGCAGAATTAGATATTGATTGTATTGTATTGAAACACACAGAGGAAGAAGCTCAAAGAGTTCGGTATTATACATATGCAGAAGAAATAAATTATCTTGTATCACACCCAAAGAGAAATAAGTTTATTGAAAAATTGTGTAAGAGTATTACAGGAAACACATTATTACTATTTCAGTTAGTTGAAAAACATGGAAGTTTATTGTATAATGAATTAAAAAAACTTGACAGGAAAGTTTTCTTTGTGTATGGTGGAACAACTACAGATACAAGGGAAAAGATTCGTGCAATTACTGAACTTGAAAAAGATGCAATTATTGTGGCCTCATATGGTACTTTTTCTACAGGTATTAATATTAGGAATATCCACAATATCGTGTTCGCAAGTCCATCAAAAAGTAGAGTACGAGTGCTACAATCTATTGGTAGAGGGTTACGACAGACAGATGACAAGTCTAGAATTAAACTCTTTGATGTGTCAGATAACGTATCCTATAAATCTAGACCCAACTTCACTTATAGACACTTTACACAACGACTAAATATATACAAGGAAGAACAGTTTAATTACAAAATTAATAGGATTAATTTATGAACCAATATGTTGTAAAATTATCAAATGGAGAAGATATCGTTTGTGAAGTAAACGAAGATACAGGCTCACAATTAAAAATAAGTTCTCCTTTAAAAATGGATACAATCGTAAGAACCACCACTAAAGGTGTGGTCGAATCTCTTTCTTTGGCTAGATGGGTTCAACCTTATTCAGATGAAAAATACTTTAATATAGAAAAAATGTCTATAGTTGTGATGACGCCTGCGAGTGTTGGACTATCTAGATATTATGAATATGTGTTACAAAATATAAATGAAATTGTTCAAAAAAACGGGCCATCAATTAAACAATTAAAAAAGATTGAAGAAGAAGAACAAATGGATTTAGAAGAAGATTTAGTATCTTCAGAAGACTTAGAAGCAATACTAGATAACTTTAGTACTAAGAAGACAATACATTAAGTATTATTCTGATGAGTCACAATAGTGATTATACACCATTTTTCAATAAAGTCAACCCTAAAACAAAATTAAATAAAACTAATTCCACCTTGACAAAAGTATCAATTTGTACTATAATAGGTACATATATTAGAAAAGGAATTACTAATGGCAAGAACTAAGATAAAAGGCGCCCACTATGTGGACAACAAGAAGTTCCATGAAGCCATGGTTGCGTGGAAAGAAAAGTGTAAAGATGCAGAAGAAGCAGGAGATGAACTCCCACGAATTACTGACTATATCGGTTCATGTTTTCTGAAGATTGCTAATGGACTTTCATACAAACCAAACTTCATAAACTATACATACAAACAAGAAATGATTTCAGATGGAATAGAAAACTGTTTACAGTATATAAGAAATTTTAATCCAGAGAAATCCAAGAATCCTTTTGCATATTTTACACAAATAATATACTATGCATTTATTCGTAGAATACAAAAAGAAAAGAAACAAACTCATGTCAAACATAGAATGATTGAGAAACAAGAATTTGTTCCTTATGTAACTATGGAAGGCGATACAACTTCATATTCAGTTGGTGGATTTGATGTTAATATTATGGTGCCAGAAGAAGCTGTATATAAACCAAAGAAAAAAGAAACAACCAAAACCTCTAAAGGTTTAGAAAATTTTATGGAACTTGACGATTGAAAATTGCGATAATTACTGACACACACTTTGGTGCCAGAAACGACAACATGAACTTCAACGAATACTTCTTCAAATTCTATGAAGAACAATTCTTCCCATATCTAAAAGAACACAATATTAAACATTGTATTCATATGGGTGACATTATGGATAGACGTAAGTTTTTATCTTATAGAATTGCAAAAGATTTTCGTGAACGATTTATAGAAAGATTTGCAGAACTAGGAGTTGAACTTCATGTTATGGTCGGCAATCACGACACATATTTCAAAAATACAAATGAAGTAAATGCTGTTACTGAATTACTTGGTGACAGATATTCAAACATTAAGATATATCCAGAGGCTGCAGAAGTTACATTTGATGATCTAAATGTTTTGTTTCTGCCTTGGATTAATACATCTAATCATGCATCTACAATGACTGCAATACAAAACTCAAGAGCAGAGATATGTATGGGTCACTTAGAGATTGCTGGTTTTGAAATGATGAGAGGTATGAAGAACGAACATGGAATTGATAAATCTATTTTTACAAAATT